ATCTACTTGATCATTATTATCCGATAGTGGAGTTTGTTTAGGTTTAATTCTAACCGAAGTTTCGGGGTAAGGGTTACCCTGTACTTGTTCTACAACTAAATCCCATCCGTTTATTACATCTGTAATATCTCCTATATCTTCATCGGCAATTAGAGCAAGGAGTGCTCTATAAATCGTTACTCCGAATCCCCAAATACGTACACCTTTTTCTTCTTCTCCTCTTACTACAACAGGAGCAAAGATTCGTGTTTTAGGGTTAATTTTACCTGCTAGAGACCAATTGTCTTTATCAGATGTTTTTTTAAGCTCTTTTACAAATTCTTCAATAGGGTCTTGCTTACCAAAATTAGATAAAGCTACCATAGGGTACTTTCCAATACCGTAGTGGAACTTTAACTCTTTGAAAGGCATAGCAGGGTCGAAAGCAGATGGTACTAACCGTACTGTCTGTTTTCCTAATTCAGGTTTCCAAAAGATTTTTGAGTAGTCTGTTTTTTCTCTCTCCTGACCATTAGAGTTTAAGGCGTCTAGTTTAGCCTTGATAGCGTTAATATCCATATTGTAACATTTTTAATTTAAAACATTTATTATTAATACAATATACGAACTATAATTTAGTTTTCCAACTCTATTATACGAAAAAGTTTTGTATTAATTCTTTTTAATTCTGATCCTTTAGTAAGTAGTACGCAGTTGCGGTAATCTGACCAGTTGATTCTGTATGAAGTGTCTAATCTTCCGCCATTCAATTCTTTTATAAGAGTATTCAGTGCGTTGATTGTATACAGAGTATTGGATTCTTTCTTTCTATGAACTAAAATTGTATTATCTATAAAGTTAGATATATTTGCAAAATCTACATTATATGTACATATGTATTCATCTTGGCTTTTTGAATAAAGCACAAAAATCTTATTGTACATAATCGAGTACTTCTCTTTTATAACCTGTAATGTAGGTTCTAAAGTTTCTTCAGTGGTAAAAGTGCAAAATAATTTATTGCTCATATCTTCGTTAATCCATAATGGTTCGATATCATAATCAAACCGACTTTCTATAACATTTGTCATTTTATATAAATATAAGTTATTATCATAAACTTAAATCTTTACTGTACTTAAAAGATACTGGGTATTTGCCACCTTCTTCCATTATAGATTTAATGTTTTCTAGTGTATCCTTACCGTCCTCTTTGTCAAAATCCATAATAATAGAATCGTACGTGTATAGACTTATAGTTGTTTTTTTAGTCTGTAAATATTTTAGTAATTTTTTTAATACTACTATGTTTCTAGAAGTTTCTAATGATTGCATTACATAATTCATTAACTTCTGTGGGTTCATTGCTTTTAAAGATGCTGTGAAAGGTTTTCCACTAATTGGTGCCAGGACTTCTCCGTCATCTTTGTATCGTTTCCATAACTCTTTGATATAATCATCAATTCTTGTAAAGATTTCAAGGAAAGAGTACTTTTCTGGGATTTTTCCATAAATTGCGTGAAAGTTAATTTGTTTTGCTTCTTTGTATTCGTCATCTGTAATTTCTTTTTTGTTAAAGTATAATCTTGCTAGCTGTTTATGAGCCGAGTCTGATGTTAGTGCATATTCTATTTGCTCTGCTAGTAACCTTAAGTGGTATCCGTCAAAGTCAAATTCTACAAAATAATCGTTAGCTGGGGTAAAACATTTTCTATGTTCTTCCGTGTGAGGTATAGCTGCAAAGTTAACACTATTAAATGAATTAGTCGGTCTTGAGGTTGTATTGTATAAATTATATTGAGTTAAAACTTTATTGTCTAATGTATTATATAGCGTATTTTTTGGTTTAAATATAGAATTAAAAGCATCGTATTTAATACCTACCCCTGATTGTTCTAATAAAAAGAATACGTTAGTAGCAGTTTTATTATAAAAATCAAATCCATTTGGTATCTCATAATCTATTACTTCTTTTATTGAGCTGTAGATATTCTCTGATACTTCGTATAGTTTACTTAGAGGTATTATTTGATTTATATTTGCAATATCGTTATACCTACTGTAAAAAGGGTTAATTAATTTATTCAATCTACTATATTCTAATTTGTCATATTTACTCATTGAATATAGAAGTGAAAGGTCTATTGCACCCTGTAGATTAAAGTGGTATAGAAGTTCTTTTTTATTTAATGTATACAGTTTCTCTGTAGAAGATAATATACTGTAGACACGTTCTTTATCAACATTGATACCTTCATCATGGTTAATTGGAATTATATAGCCTTTATCTGAATGTAGTAATTTTATGTATACTGCTACAGTTGAAGTAAGTTTTGGGTGGTAGTTGAAATTAGTGGGTATTATATCTACATAGCATCCTAACCTAATTAACTTCTCTATAGCATCTAAGCTATTATTTTTTTCTATTATATAAAACACTTAACTGTAACCTTTTAGTTAAATATAATATAAGAAAAATATTTTAAACTACAAACTCATCTAAAGCAAATAAGTATTCTTCTATTCCTTTGAATGCTTTTTTATGTTTATTTATAGTTTCTCTGTTTCTAGTAGCGGCTCCTTTATACAGATAGTTGTTATAGAGTGTATCTTCAACAGGACCTTCTATCCACCATTCCAATTCCAACCCCATATACGAAGGGTACTTTTTTAAATTGTTAAATTCTTTACGGTTTAGCTCTATAATCTTACCAGAGCGTTTATCTCTTGAGAAATACCTTTTAAATTTTTTACTTTCGTAATCTTTTTCAGTAGGTATTACTAAACTAGGTTGTGGTTTTAATTCTCTACTACTTTCTTTTTCTTTCTTCAGTAGTACACTTTCAAAAATTAATTGACGTCCTGCTTCTTTAGGGAACCTTCCTTCATATAATTCATCCTTATATGTAACAAAGTACTTTCCTTTATAAATTTCTTTAGTATCAAGCACAAGCACTTTTTTCGCTCCATCGGCGGCTGTAAAAGGTCCTTTATATTTTGATTTAGGTAAATACATTTTTTATTCTTGTGATAGTATTATTGCGTTAGCTTCTATAGTCGTGTACCACACGTTATTTGATATTTGGTGGGAAACATTGCTTATTTGAAATCCAACTTTTATTTTATCGGAGTAAGCAGAAGGTAATATTTGATCAGGTAATGTAAAATACTGAAGAGATTTCAAACCTCCAATTCCTATCATAGTCAAAGATACTTTAGCACCGATATGGCCCCTTTTAGGTTTAGTCTCCTTTAAGGTATCGTTTAACGCTTTCCTAATAATTGAAGTACCGTTTGCGTATGCTTCTGTAACCTTGGTTTCATCATATTTAAACTTAGAATATAACTCCTTAAACGCACCTTCCACTGTTGCTTTTGTCTCAGCTTCTGCTTTCGCTCTTTTTTGAGCATACTCAGTTATTTCTTCTCCTTTCTCATCTTCAAATCTAGATGATACTCCTTTATTAAATGCAGCTAAACCTGTTGAAGCCATCTTTCCTGCAGATGCCCCTGATATGATTGCTTGGCTTGTTATTAAGTTAATCATCGAATTGGAAAGTTCACTTTTAAAAGAGAAATCTGTTACAAATGAGGCTTTACCTCTTGGTGTTATCATTTTATATGTTTCTGGTTGTCCTTCAGGTCTTGGCAGTACTTGTAAATCTATTACCCTACTAGGTCCTAATTCTTTTTTTAGGTAAAAATCATTATAGAGAACAAATTCATTTATTCCTCCTAAACTTGCAGTTACCTTATCTAAAATGATATTCAAATATTCTCCAATACTTTTTTGTGATTCATTATTTTTTCCAGATGGCTCTACTACTTTTTTATAGTCTTGATATAAGAAATCAGTACATAACTGTATATCTAATATATCAGCAGCTGTCTTTTTATCTTTACTGAAACCTTTAATGGTAGTGGTTTTTAATCCAAAATCACCCGTCTGTTGGGGAAGTAAGCAGATATATGGATCTATGCTAAAATGATTATCGTAGGTTAAGTAGAAATCCTGTTCAGGTGTTGTATTAAACTTACCTTCGGGTACTATAGTTCCTGAGGAGGGACGGGGTAGGAAGAAGTAGTTTATCATCCCTAAGAAGAATCTCATACTAATGTAATTGAAATTTTTATTACCTGCTTCTTTATTTACATCAGCAAAACCTGCTCTATAGACTTTGAATTCAAAACTATCTCCTTCTGTGGATAATAGTTCAGTTATTCCATCCATTTGAGTTTTATATTTTTCAAGTCCAGAGTTGATAGGTCCCATATCGCATTCTTCTACGATATTATTTTCATCTGTGTTTTCTTGTTTACCTTTAGTATCAGCTTGTGATATCCTCTTTAAGATCCCACCGAAAGAACTCTCAGGGGTACTTTCAAATTCTACACCTGGGTCAAGTTTAGTACCGTCTTCGTGTTCTGTACCTCCATAAACTTTCTTGATAAATGTAGATACAGCCCCTTTACCTAAAAGTTGTATATCAACTGTATACCCATCTTTTTCGGCACTCCAATTATAATTCTTTATCATGCCAAGCATATAATCATAATTGTTCTGTGATGACTTTATAAGCTCACTGCCTTTTTCTTTTATTTTTTCTTCTTTTAAATCATCACCAGACGGTACTTCATCTGAAAATATAGTTTCTGGGTTGTATACTTTTTTGTCATCTAGTTTTGATTTATTACCTGTACCGTAAATAACATGACCCCATTCTACTAAACATTTGAAACCGGGTCTTAAGTATAATTTTTCGAGTATAGAAAGTTGTTCTAAACTAAAGCATTTTACTTTTATAGAAACGTTACGTGTAAAGCCACTATTACCTGTGTTCTTAACACTAAAGTCTACTATACCGGGCATTGGGACGTACCCTTCTGCAGGTTTATCTTTTACTTCTCCTGATACTCCATGGGCAAAGTTATACGCTCCTGAATTGTTCTCGCTTATGAATGGGTTATCGTTCAATCCTGCTCTCTTACTCTTACCTTTATATAAAACCCCTCCTAAAAGTATATTGTTATGAGCAGCATTAGGAACATCTTTTACTTCTATACCTGATGTTAATTTTACAAAGGAATTATTTGCATTCAAATACTGTGTCAGGAAATCTCCGTCTCCTGTATATGTTAAGTCTTTTGCGTAAAGTTTTTCTCTTACTTCTAATTGCTCTCTAACACTTACGTCTAAAGTAGATAATGACGGTAGAGGTCTTTCAAAAAATACTCCTTCTTTTGCCATAACTATCTAATTTCATTTAACTTATTGTATCTATCTATTACAGTTTGAGGGTTAGCTGGTATTCTTAATTGAAGTCCAGGTTTAGCAGATAAGGAATCTGTATTAGTACCTGGATTTGCTGTAGAGATGATCCACCATAGTGATTTATCTCCGTAAAACTGTTGTGCTAGGGTATCGTACCTATCTCCTCCTGTGGCGATTACATATGTGTCATCAGCAGTAGCAGGAATATCGGGATATACAGCGTTAAATACATACCTTCTACCTGTTTCTGTATTAGAGGTTTTTATTTTGTTATACCTGTTCATATATTACGAATCCTTCCACGGGTTATTAATTCGATCCGG